TAACATTATACATCTCCCTTTTATATTCTTGTTTAGTTTTATGTTTAGATTGCAACACACCTACATATTCTTCAATCAGATGTTCTGATGCAAACTTATTGTTTTTTATTATTCGATTCATAGCTTTGATTCTTCTATCTTGCCATGTATCTGTTATTGAATTGATAGACATTACTGATTCTCCCTGTTTTATTTAATATTAAGTTAGCATCATCAATCGGCTTTGTAAAATAAGAAATATCTACTGATAGATACTCGCATATTTTTTTAAGGTTAATGTGGCTACATTGGTTTTTACCAGCCTCGTATTTTTGTATTTGTTGAAAAGTAACATCTAGTGCATTACCCAATCTAGTCAAAGTTTTGCCACGCATAAACCTTATTTTTTTGATTTGCAAACCTACTATCTTATTAAAGATAATCTCGTTATCTTCTGGTGTAACTCCCCATTGAGCAATTAAGTTAGATATACTTTGGTTAATTTCTTCTATTGTTGTATTAGTCTTTATTCTCATAAAATGACCATGTTCCTTTCTCTGTTTCTTTTAGTTTATTAAATTGATCTTTAAAGCATGGATTACATAGTAAGCTATCACTATAGATAGAATTACTGCCAACAAACCAAGCTAGTTTTAAAGCATCTTCTCTAAAGCATCTAGCACATTTATAGGCTAAAATTTTTTTCTTAGTTGAGAACACTATGACCTCGCTTGTCTAAACATTTTCTCATAATAGACTCATACTTTGTGTCCATAGTTGGACTAAGTGTCCAATAAGTAATGTTTGAAATAAAGTTAGTATTTTCTTTAGCCAAGTATTTACAATGTTGAATATCGTTTGTAATTTCTTTAGCTTTATCTTCATTGAATGTTCCTGATCTTCCAGCAGTATCTATTATAGGTTTATAACTACACGCAGATAATAGAGTGCAAGAGATCGCTATAGTAAGTATTGTTTTTTTCATATCTTCTGTCTCTCTCGTTTAAAGAATTGGTTGATGATACTTCAAATGATGAAGTTTAAACTCCAAATCTTTCTTTTGTTCTTTCACTTTGAACAGTCGTCTCAACAAATTTCTTTCCATCTGTTTCTTTCGATCTAACTGCTCTTGCATCCTGAACATTTGTTTTGGTTGCATTTGCTTTCCTTATTTGAGTCACTTGATTTTCCAAGTAACTATCTACAGGGTTAATTAAATTAACTTCTTCCTGTAAATCCTGTAATCCACCTAAAGTCATATCCTTATTAAATATTCTTTTAAATTGTTTTGATATTTCTTTAGTGAAAGTAGAATTAGTTGGTATTCTCATTTATTGTACTCCTAGTAAATAATCTATGGTCATTTTAAATCCACCCGCAAAAAAATACAATATAATTATTCCGAATGAAATATATTCCAAAGTGTCTATTATTTTTTTCATTATGCTCTCTCCTTTAATTTATTTAATTCAATATTAATTTCTTTTAATCTTAATGGCATAGATTCTAATGTATGATATTTCCATTTAACACCAGATTCAATGTGCATTTCTAAACTAAACTTTTCTCTTTCTAACTGTCTAATATCAAATTGATTTTTAGGAATTGATCTACCTAATAATTTATCAAATACCATGTGCATTATGATCTTTCGTCTCTTTTAATATCTCTAACTTCTTTCATTAAGTCAATTATAGAGTTTTCAACTATTCTTAATGATCTATCAAAAGCATTATATCTTTTGTCTTCAGCATCAAATGGTTCGTAACTTGTACCATAATTATTTTCTATTAAATTAATCCAATAATTATACTTACCATTATCACACCAATTTTTTGTAATTGTAGCTAATGTATATTTGTTTTTATAAATAACATTGTAAGTTAAATTTTCATCTTTGTTTTTAACTATATCTAATGTTCTATTTTTCATGTTCTCTCCTTTTTTGTTTTTCATATACAAATAACTTATCAAATGGGTTGTAAAGTGCAATAGTTAATTTATCGCATAAAACCTAGCTTTTTTAACTATTTTTAAGTTTTTTTTCGCATTTGAGTTTTATTTCTTGTTTTATTTTCAAATCAGTTATAAAAAACGAATCAATTAAAGATATGATTAATAATAAAAAGTATGTTAGAGAGATTTGTCGAAAGACAAGTATTTATTTTTCATATCATAATACTTAATTGTGTTGGGTTTGGCTTCTCTCTCCAAGCCCAGCACCTAACAGGGAGAAAACGAGATGAAACAATTAGATATATTTGAAACTGATTACGAGTCTTGTAATTACACATCAACATCTAAAAAAGCACTAGCCTCAATCAAGCCAAAAATAAAAACTAAAAGAGAACAGGTTTATGATTTAATTAAACTTAAACCTTTAACTAATTATGAAATATCAGATGAGTTAGAGATACCTTTAAGTTCAGTTTGTGCTAGGGTTAGGGAATTACAAGTTCTTAATTTAGTGATAGACTCAGGATTAAAAAGAAAAACTAAATATGGAAAAGATGCGATAGTATGGGAAAGAAAAAAGTAGCAAATAAATTAGAAAAAGAACACTTATCTAAAGTCGCTAGTTTAGGTTGTTTAATTTGTCAGCAACCAGCTATCTGTCATCACATAAGAAATCTTGGAGATGGTAAAGGGAACATAGGATTTTCCAAAAGGTCTAGTCATTTTCATGTAATACCATTGTGTCCATCTCATCATGTAGGTAGCTTTAGTATTCATAATACCAAAAGACAATTTGAAGCTATGTATGGAACTGAGAAAGAACTATTACACAGAACACTAAATGAAATTAAGCAATTAGATGAATCTAATAATCTATTTAACTTTTACGCAAAAGAGGAGAAATAAAAATGGCAGAAATGAGAGAAGAACACTTTGAAGTAGTTTCAAGCAATAGAGCAAGAGCCTATGAGAAACAAAAAAAAACAATAAACATAATTAGAACACTTTTAAATAGATATTCAAAAAAACAATTAATACAAATGATAGAAAAGGAGAGTAAATAATGGCATCAAAAAAATCAGGATATTTTATCTGCTACAGGTCGATCTTTCAAGATTCGACATTTAAAAACTTATTACAAGCTAGTTGTTGGATTTATATGATTAGTTCAGCATCACACCAAGATAAGAATTTAAGATTTTTGGATAACTCAATATTTGTTCGTAGAGGCGAAATGATTATGCCTTTAAGAATTACGGCTAAAAGATTTGCTATGAGTTATAGTGAAATGAGAACCTTTATACTACGGCTTGTGCGTAAGAAAATGATAAGCACAAGAGTCCACCAGCTACAGCCCACCTCTAACCACCCTAACCGAAAAGTAACGATTATTAACCTACTAAACTATGACAAATATCAGTATGTAGAATCCGAGCAACCACCTCACAACCACCTATCGCAACAAGTACTAAATAACAATACTAATACACAAATACTAAATACTGTTGTCAAAAAGTCTAGCAAGGATGAGATTGTCTATACAGGAGATAGTTATGGTAATTATAAGAAGATATTGAAAAACGGCAAAGTTTACTATAAACACTCATTTGACGATACTAAACCACTTTTAGAAAATATATGATAACTACATCTGCTATGATTTCGGAATTATATACCAAGAAAATTATTGGTAAAAAAAGACCGAAAAAAATCAATGTAAATAAATCTGTTCAAAAAGCTGTTAAGAAATATCGTTTTAAAAAATGAAGTCTATATTGCGAATTTTTAAATATGCTAGAAAACGCATAATAGCACTTAGTATTGAAAATGAGGTATTAAAAACACAGTTAGAATATTATCGTGCTATAATAGAATCTGATAATTATAAGAAACATTAATGAAAAAGAAAATACACATTAATCAACATAAAATTAGAGCAAATAAAAAAAATAATACTGATGAACCTGTTATAACTGTAAAAACTTCTAAAAATAATAATTATGCTAAAGAAGTAGATATTATGGGAAAATCTAAATTAGTTTATAGACCTAATAAACCTTTATCTTGTGGTGCTAGAGTTTGGATAGAAACAGATGAAAAAGTTGTTTTAGATGGTGGATTACTTACTATTGAATAATGCCACAATTTAAACATATTTTATTTGGTAGAAACAAGATTAAAGTAATATTTGAGCCACTTAAAAGTTTAGATGGTTATTTTGAAACTCAACAAAAACTAATCGTATTGGATAGCCGAATAAAAGGTAAGAGACTATTTAACACAATAATTCACGAGATATTTCATGTTATTGCATATTACTCTAAGTTAAAATTTAAAAATATGAGTGAAGAACAAATGGCTATTAAAGTTGGTAATGGTTATACGGCTATATTTAAACAAAATCCTAAATTGTGGAAATATTTAACAAAACTATTAAAAGGATAATATGAAAATAGAAAACGCAGATATAAATTCAATTCAACCTTATATTAATAACCCAAGAAAATTAAAAGATTCAGCTATTGATAAAGTTGCTATGTCTATAAAAGAATATGGATTTAGACAACCGATTGTAGTTGATGCTAATAGAATTATTGTTGTTGGACATACTAGATACCGAGCATCTAAAAAATTAGGATTAAAAGAAGTACCTATTACTATTGCTGACAATTTAACCCCAGAACAAATCAATGCTTATAGAATAGCTGATAATAGAACTAACGAAGAAGCTGAGTGGGATATTGATTTATTAAAAACCGAAATGAAAGAATTAGAATTAGCTGATTTTAATTTAGATTTAACAGGCTTTGACGAAGACCAATTAAATAATTTTTTATTTGAGGAACAAGAGGGTTTAACTGATGAAGATGAAG